CTATTGACTCCATCTTTGAGAAGCAGGGCGAAGCCTATCGAGAAAATAAGGTTTATGCGGAGCAACAGAGTTAACTTTGCAAGTATTTAATTCTTTATTAGGTAAAGTTACACAAAAATATGAAACTGATTTAATAACGACATATTCTTCAATCATTCTTTGTACCTTCTCAAATGTGTTAGTCTCTTTCAAACATGAAATCATAATTTTATTAACTGACTTGAATTTTGTTCATAATTTCTCCATTATTAACTTAGTAGATATTTTCTACACATTCGCGGTCTTTTCACGTCTATACCCTTCTGTAGAAATAAACATCTGTCGAATAATTGTTAATTACTCAGGCGTTGATTTTCCCATCAACTTTTTGCATTTAACCCTTCTTGGTTGGATTGTTCTTAATAACCTCACATTAAAAATGCTCAATCCTCACCAGTTGGGTGTTTAAAGTTCCCGCCAGTCATCCTTTAGTAATATACTCATCATTTAAAACTTGTTTCTAATCCTTAAGGGCACATAATAATTTTCTTATTTTATTGAATAGCCATCATCCAAAAACCTTGAAACATAAATATTTATAACACAAAAAGCCACTCCTTTTACAGGAAGTGGCTTTGGCTATTGATATAAATTATTTACTTGACTACTTCACAAAATGAGCAAAAATGGGTGAGAAATAGGCTTAACTATTTCTCAAATGTATGGCTTAAAAGCCTTACATCATTCCGCCCATAATTCACCCTATTTTCGCGTGATTTCAGACTCTTTCATTCAAGGGTTTCTGTGATAAAAAACACCGAAGATAAAACAAGAAGAAACCGCATCTTTTCACAGTTGGGTGGGATTTTCGTTATTTTCGTGTTATTTTTCGAAAAATAACATGATATTTGCAGCCGGAACATTCGTTCTTATATAATCCCCTATAGGGAGATGATCAAATGACTGATTTTGAACGGAAAGTATATCAGATCATAGTGAACATGCATTTGTATGGAAAGAATCCAACTTTGAACGATTTGAAAAGGAAAACAGGAAAGAGTGAAGAGGATATTCGTCAAGCTGTGAAGAGCCTTTTAATGAAAGGTGAATTGAAGTGGGATAAGCAGCAGAAAAAATGGATAACATAAAAAAGCCCCTAAGGGCTTTTAAGCAATTGTTCCTTGAAGACTGATAACCTTAAATATATTGCTATAATTTTGTTCTTTTTTCAATGTCATTTCAATGCTATCTTTTGTATCAGTGCTCACAAAAAATATCTCATGATTTATTTTTCTTTCACTTAACTCTCTGTGTAAAGTATTCATATACTTAAACTCTGAACACGTTATATTTTCTGGTCTAACTTTACATTCAAAAAATTTCCCGTTATTCCCATCCCAATATCCTAAATCTACAGTTGACCTTCTTCTACACTTTGTTTTAGTTTTATCTGTATGAAAGGGACAATCGTATACAATATCTAAAGTTGTCTCCCGAGTATTCAATTTAACTCTTGCGCCCCACCCATAACTAGGTGAGTCCAAAATATTAGATCCTCCATACATACTAATTAGCAGTCCTTCTGCAAGAGCTCCTCTTAGTTTTTTCAGGTGTTTTGTTTTTTTACAAGAAGTAAAAGCTTTTCTTAGGATAGTAACCAACTCAGAACCACCATCAATAAATCGTTGAAATATACTTTCGACATTCTGTAGTTCGCTTTCTATATTCTCTATTTTCCACATATGTGAATTTCTAATCAACCTAACAAAAAGTTTTAAATAACTTCTTTTATTACTAAAATGATCGGCAATTTCTTTAACAGCCTGTTCAATAAATTTCTCTGTATTGTCTGTTCTTTCAAAAAGAATCAGGTTATCTCCACTCATAAAGCTTACTCCGATGCTTCAGAATTTTGTTTCAAAGATTCAAGAACATCCATAGTAGGGATTGTATAAATAGGAAAGTTCATTCTTGCAAGGACATTTGCGACGCATTCTCTAGCATATGGCAAAAGTAACGGGACAACTTGATCAAAACTGTATTTCTCAAAGCTCTCTCTATCCATTTCATTCTTTGTAAGGCTTGCTCCACCTTCATATGTAACATCTATAGAAAAAGGTCCGCCACCTTCAAAATACACTCTAGTATTAAGTCTCAATAGCGCCTCTGTATCAGAAACCACTTTAACCGCTCTTCCCAGATCTAGAGTTAGATTTTTATTATCAGGGTTTTCCTCAAGTATAGAACAATTTAATGAAATTAATTTCACGTTTTCTAATTGTACTGAGGTACGTATAAATTTGTAATACTCCAAAGTCTTTTCCATTTTTTATTCCCTCCATATAAAAAAGGATCTGCATTTATTGCAGATCCCGAATAATTTATTCGCTCCGTTAACTGCTCCTCGTAATAACTTGCTGGCGTGAATGCAGTATCTAAATGAATATAAAAATAAAAATCATTTGCATTTGATGTTGATTCAATTGAAGCTGAAACCTCTCTTGATGAGGAAATATGTTCCGACAAATTGTTCATAAATGAAATTAAACAACTTCTAACTTCATCACGATCTGAATAATCCATTTCACTCTTCAAAACATATTCTTCATATTCAATCATAGCAATAAAATGATCACTATCAGGCAGATTGCTGAAGTCAATATCATGAAGACGAGGAAGGCCTTTGGTTTTTAACCATTCCAAAAACTCAACATCTAAAGGCTGTTTGATATCCGACGATTCTAACCCTGTTTTAATCAGTTCTTTGATATTTTCAGAATTAGCTAAAGAAAAATACTCACTTAGTGCTTGACGACACAAAATCAGCATCTTATCAACCGATGAATTGACCTTTGATTTTTGGTATTCTGACCCTAACAAGAACCAATCTCTAATATTCATATTATGTACCCCCAGACAGATAACCTAATAGTATATCTGAAAAACAAAACAAAAACAAGTGGAAATTTTTTGTTTGTCTTGCCTTAATATACTACATTGACTCATTGTTTACAAGTGGAAAGTTTGTTCCATTTTGATGTCAATTCTAATCAACCCTAAATAAATAAGCTTTACAATCAAATAAAATATATTTTTCACATTTATCAACCATTTTATTCAATGATTGTTATTATAACCCATGTAACTCCGGTCTGTTTTGTAATATAAGTGGCAAACGTATGACAACTCAAAAATATGAAAAGCAAGTCATTCTCATTAATTAAGTTAGGTTCGAATCAATTTAAAACATACATCTTTTTTAACAAAAATAGGTTGCAATTTCTAAAAACATGTTATAATAATTATGTGGATAGCTTTAATTAAACAACTCTAGGTAGAGGGAAAATAAAACATGGTGTAAGGTTAAATGATACAGAATGTCAAAAAATTCTGGACCCATTGATTATTCGTTTAACAATTATAAACCATGCTCTATCAAAATCCTCTAAAAAGTAACAAAAAAACCTCTGGCGGATTGGTCATCTGCTTTAGAGGTTTTTTTGTTTGAGATATTTATTTTAAGGGAAGAATACTACAAATAAAAAAACCGCCAGATTATTACTAAGGATAAGAAGAACGTTTCTCCTCCTTCACAAGGTTGATTTAGCCTAGTTAAGATGAAATGGTCAGTAACATCCCAGAGCTTCTTATCCCTTTCATTATCTGGCAGATATCTTCAAATTAATGAAGACTTAAATAGATTTGTACAGCATAATAGACGCCCATCACGACATATCCGAAGACAGCGGCCGCGGTCTGAAACGGGTGTGGATGTTGCTTTTGATTAAACACTCTAAATATCCTCCTTCCAATCCTTGCTCGGATTATGTAGTGGTAGCTACAATACAGAAGGAGTAAACGTACTTAGCATTATTAAATATATCAAAATTTGACGATAAATGAAAGATTTTCTTGTAAGTAAAAAGCCCTCCTCATCTGGTGAAGGGCTTTATTCATCATACGGTCTGTACTTCTTCCGACCAGCTTCTAATTCTTTTTTAAGGGCTTGTACATGTCCAAGCAAAAACAATGCGACTGTCCCAACCTTTTTAACCGGCTTGAGCTTTCCAGAAGTCACAAGGGTACTTAAACGCTGCCGAGTGATTCCAAGCAGATCCCCCGCTTCCGCTGCAGTCAAAACTTCTTCCTGGATAAACTTAATTTTTTCGCTTTCTTTCATGTCGGCTTTCTCTCCACATCATAATGAATCCTTTTAACAAGGTAATAACAACGGCTATCATCAATACAGTATGCGCAATCTTTCCAGACATACCCTCATCGGTCAAATCAATTGCGACGATCCCGGCAACCAATATGAGCAAAACGGCAAAGTCACCTGTGCTGTATTGCTTAAAATATTTTTTCATACTATCGTGGACGTGATATAATGTATGAGCAAGGGGATTTCTCCCCTTGTCTCACTAGTATCAGCGCTTCTTGCTTGTCCGGCGGGAGCGCTTTTTCTTTTTCTTGCTATGCTTTTCGCTTTCCTTCTGCCATATGTCGTAGATGTGTTTGATGATGGTCACGATACCAGCGATAGCAAGAATCCAGTTTCTTACCTCGTCCACTTCAGCACCTCCTTTCTATACTTTAATTATACAATACCTATTTACTATTGTCAATAGATATAGTAAAAAACATACTATCTCTTGATCAAAAAATGCTAATAATTTGAAGTATTTAACCGATAGTAACAATAATAGGACATGAGCATGTAATTAGGAGGAAGTAAATTGATACCGTCATCCAAAGCAGAATTGGACAAAATAAAAAAGGATTGCCTAAAAATGGTTAACAAACGAGCAACCGCTTCTGGCCTCGCTGGAGCAATACCGGTACCAGGTGTTGACGTAGGAACTGACGTAGCTATTATGATGGAGTTAATTCCGAAAATTAATAGAAAATTTGGTTTAAGTGAAGAACAGATTGAACAATTAGATGTCGAATCTAAAAAAATGATACTCGTTTTAGCAACATCCATTGGCAGTGAAATGATTGGGAAAATGATTTCTAAAAAAACAATTACAACCTTACTCAAAAAGATTGGGTTAAAAAAAATTGCAACTAAAAGCACAGCAAAGTTTATCCCTGTTGTAGGTCAAGTCGCATCTGGATCAATTAGTTTTTTCGCAATGAAAAGCCTTGGAAAATCTCACATTGAAGACTGTTATAATGTATGTCTAAATTATATAAATCAAAAAGAATTAAGTTTGTAAGAGCCCCAGGATGAGGGCTCTTCTTTTTTATTTCAACTTTGCTTCAAGTTTTGCTTTTGTAGCTAGTCCGTATTTGTTATCCCTCCTAAGCCCGCTGTATAGAATAGAAAATTACATCCATCTGTTTTAAAATGTAAATGTGTTGAAAACAAGAGGGGGATTTTATGATTATTCTTGGTATTATCGGAGTCTTATCAGCTTTTGGATTTTTAACAGGATTGATTTTTATTTTCTTCAAAAAAACTAGAAAAATAGGCCTACGATTAGCTCCAACCGGTCTTATTTTGGCTCTATGTCTTTTTTATATAATGGGTGTGTTGAATCCTGATTCACATAAAAAAACAGAGAGCACTACTGGGTCAGGCAACTCCAATATCGAATCATTTGCTGAAGAGGATTTGTCTAATTCTCAAGATGAAGACATTATTATACAACATGATGTTGATTGGTCTGTAAATAAAGGCAATGTAAAGTTTAGTATCGATCAGATCAGCATCGTGAAAAAGGATCTTGAATCAGGCGATCAAGGTGTAATAGGTGTCCATATGATTATTGATAACAGTAGCACTAAAGACATTTCGACTTATCCTACGCAAGGTACTCTACTAACGAACACCAGGGAACAAATCACAGCAAGTCTTCATAGCCATAGCTTTGATGGAGATATAATGTCTGGAGCAAAAACAGATGGCATCGTTCTTTTTCCAGTCAAAACATTAAATAAACCTAATGATATTAAATCTGTTAGAGTTCAATGGGATTTCTGGCCTGACAAAAACAACTCAGAGGGTTTGCAGGAACTTGATGCTAAGTTAAACTTCTGACATTGAAACCATACCATTCAATTAATATTATATCCATCCTAAAGTGTATAATTCTTAAGATAAAAAAATATGGATTATATAAAGTCCCGCTGTGAAATGAGCCGGGACTATTTTTGTTTTATTCAATAGGAATATAGACACAGATCAAACGAATCATTTTCATCTAATACAAAGACTTTTCAATTATTCGAATTTTCTTCGTGGTAAAATTTTGAATGCAGAATTCCAAAAGAAGGGATATGATCATGAAAGTATTTGAGGCCAAAACACTGCTTTCCGAGACTGAAAGCCGTACAAAAGAATATAAAGAATTAAAAAGTAAAATGATCAAATTAAAGAAAGCATTCAAAGCTGTCGCTGATTTAGATGATAGTGAGTTTTCAGGTAAAGGTGCAAATAATATCAAATCATTTTATGAAGATCAAGCCGGCATTGCCGACCAATGGATTGATCTAATTGAGATGAAAATATCTTTTTTAACGAGTATTCCTGGTATCTTGGAAGACGCCAGCTTGTCAGATGCCTACATAGAAGAATCCTTCCTAGAGCATGAGTTGGCCAATGCTAATTCTAAATCAAAATCCATCATGTCAGAACAGAAAAAGGCCATCAAAGACATCTTAAATGAAATACACGATGTCCTTCCTTTAGATGTTTTTTCGACAGAAGATTTTAAAAATGAGTTATCCTCTGCTGAGAAAGAACGCAAAAATGCAGTCGAGAAAATAAGTGAAGTCGATGAGAATCTGACGTCAGAATACGCCCTTTCAGAAGCAAATGAACAAATGATTCAGGCTGATTACCAAGCACTCATAAACGCAACTGCAAAAGGCAAGAGTGCCTCTCCCATCCACTATAATGCCAAGGCTTATAGGGACAGTGAAGTCCACAAGATGACTGAGGATGTAAAAAAACAAACTACTGATTATATTTCCTTTAAAGATCAGCAGGCCGAACAAAGAAGGATAGCAAAAGAACAGGAAGAGCTTGCAAATAAGCCATGGTACGAAAAAACGTGGGATGTTGTTTGTAATTTTACAGGGGAAGTCTCTGGATATTATGATTATAAAAGAGCCGCTGATGGAGTAGATCCTGTAACCGGTGAAAAGTTGACAGAGGGCCAACGTGTAGCAGCTGGCGCAATGGCTGCAGCAGGTTATGTGCCCATTGTGGGATGGGCGGGTAAATTAGGCAAAGGTGTAAAAGCTGTGTATTCAACTAGCAAAGCGATCTACAAAGCAGACAAAGCGCTTGATGTCTATAAAACACCTAAGGCATTTCACGCTCTTCAAAACTCCAGCAAAGGACTTTACGGTCTCGCATCTGCAAACGGTTTTAGCGAAGCAATAACTGGCCGGGATATGTTTGGAAATAAGATTTCTGATGAGCAACGTCAAAACAGCCTTAATCATGCGTTATCGGTGCTTGGTGGATTCGGCTTACGTGGAGTTAATACTAAACTAAATGCCAAAAAACCAACTGGCTCTAAAAGACCATCTTGGCGCCAGTCAGAAGTTGACGTTGGAAAGGATTATCCCGGATACAAAGACCAAGTATCCTTTAAAGAGAGAATCGAGGTAAAACACGGAACTAAGGACAGCTCCCGCCCTGATTTTTATAATACAGGGCATAGCATTGAGGTAAAAAATTATAAGTTGACCACATCGTCAGGAAGAAGTAATCTTGTTAGAATTGTATCCAATCAATTTAACAAAAGGATAAAAGACTTACCAGAAGGAACAAAACAAACTGTTATAATAGACGTACGTGGTCAGACAGTATCCAGAGATATATTAAGAGATGTCAAAAGAAAAATAGATGAAAGAACGGATAATAAAGCAGAAATAATATTTAAAATGGATTAGGGGTGTCTAATATGGCAGTAGGTTTTATGGTTGACTGCTTTTTCTATGAGGCGGGACACGGCGACTTTGTTCATTCATTTTTTTCTACAATCTCATATCATTTAGAAAAAGATGGATGGGGAACAAAATATCCTTTATTAATGAATAACTTATACCATGATAAATTAGAGTGGAGCGACGTTCCAACTGCTAGAGAGAATTTAAAAGAAATTGAAGCAGAACTTTCTAAACTCCCTCCTGAAAAGGTTATTTGGGATATTGAAGACTTATCAAAAAATCCTCCTTGGGGTGATAACATAAGTCAAAAAGTAACCAATCTATCAAACTATTTCGCGACAAACGACGGAAAAACTTTCTTTGAGGTGCTATATAAGGCTATGGATGCTTCAGAGGAAGATAAATGTGATATGACTATTCGAAATGTATAAAAGAGAAGCCCTTTTAATAGAGGGCTTCTTTTGTTAATTTAACAGAGCTGCCAATTTTGCTTTTGTTTTCGGTCCGTAGATACCATCTGCTGAAAGCCCGTGCATCAGCTGGAACCGTTTGACGGCATTGGCTGTTTTCGGACCATACACGCCATCAATGCCGTTATTCTTTGCCCCTTTATCTGGATAGAAATAAAGAGCAGCCAGAGCATTTTGAACCTGTCTTACTTTCGTGCCTTTCATCATCGGACTTGTCACTTTAATAACCCCGGAAGGTAGAGCATATGACGTTTTTTTACTGCTTGGTTTAGGGCTCGAAGTGCTTGAGCCTGTGAGCTTTAACTTTTGGCCAACTGTGATTTTATTCGGGTCCTTAATGTTATTCCAGCTCTGAATATTTGCCACACTTACCCCATGCTCTTTTGCAATCGCGGAAAGAGTATCGCCTTTTTTGACTGTGTAAGTGCCCCCAGAAGCTTTAGGCGCAGATGTTGAAGTTGTTTTCCCGCCCAGAGCCTTCAATTCTTTTTCAATGGCAGCCTTAACCTCATCCCATCTGCCCTCCGACAAAATACGGTGCGGGCAATACTTGCTGTTCCAATCTTGATGCTTGCGCACACGATCAATACCCCAGCCGCGCTCTTTGAGCAGCTGCGCCACAAATTTAATAGCCAATTTTTCAGCAGCGTAGTATTTAGCGCCACCCGATTTGCTATAACAAATTTCGACACCAATCGATTTACGGTTCCCGGTGCCGTTGGTGCCGTCTCCTGTGTGCCATGCGTTACGATTTGTAGGGATGCCCTGCCGCACCTCTTTGTCATCGACTGCAAAGTGAAAGCTTGTCGAGCTTGTATTCCCGATCATATAGCTGATCTCGTTAGCAGCTGACGCGTCGTTTGCTGTATTGTGGATGGTGATATATTCAGCATCCATATAGTTCGGGCATTTCAAAGAGTATTTTGCTTCTGAAACAAGATTCTTTTTCACTGTGATTGTCATATTCATTCTCTCCATTCTTTTTTAATATAGAAAAAGCCGCTGGGATATCCAGCAGCATCATTTTGTTAGATTGTTTTGTTTGAGAACTGCTTTTTGTTGGTGCCCTCTTGTTGTCACATAGTTGTTTTTGAACCATGCTGCCGCTGTAGTCCCGATAGTAAAAATGAGAGAACCGGCAGTGTAAAGAGCATCCGCAAGCTGATTCACTTGGTCCTCCGTAATATCCAAAGGTGATTTACCGAACATCAGCATTGTTTGGTTAATAAGTGCAATCAAAAGAAGCACCGTCCGAATGACCGTGCCTTTGTCATATTTTTTCATAATGTTTATTCCTCCTATTGTACTTTGCTTTCAATTTTGTCGAGCTTTTCAATTACAACATCATACTTTTCACTGAACTTCCCCAAGACTTCATTCTGAGAATCAATTTGATCATAGAGCTTTGCTTCCCTTTCTTTACTCGTTTTCATGACATAGAATAGGAGCCAGCAAAACAACACAGCAAATGGGCCCTGAGTAATTAAATACTGTGTAATATCCATCTCCATAAAAGGCTCACCTCCTTCAAGGCAAAATAAAAACACCTCTCTGGGTGTTGGTTAACTTCCTAAATCTATGACAACCGGCTCCGTGGCTGGATAAATAAAACCTGTTATTTCTTGATATTCTTCTGGCGTTAAAATCTTTATCGGTATCATATCCCTGACCATTTCAGGAGTCCAGAGTTTGTCATCATAATAATCTTTTATTGTTTCGTACCAATCACTCATTTAATCACACCACCTGTTAACAGCTTGAATGTGAGGTCAGATACTTGCTTTTTAAGCTTGTCTAGCTCTGATGGTTCGGGAGGCGGAGGCTGTAAGCTGTCGATGTATTCTTGTGTAGCTGTTTCGCGCCATTCCGATTTGCCTTTATCGAACACCGGTTTATACATGCCGGCGCCGTCGGGATTAACAGGAGGGATATCTGTGTACCCTTCCGGAATCTCCTCGCCGTCATTGATAATCATATTTTCTGATGGCACATAATTCATTTTGTTGTCGTATTTGTATATTTGTTTCATTTGATAACGTCTCCTCTACAGCGCTTTAAACGCGAAATCAAATTTAATATAGTTCGTGTTACTGGATACGCTTTCTACGATGACTTCCCCAGTAGATTTGTATGCAATCCGAGCAACCTGTGCCGATCCTGATGCTATTTGTATACAACCCATAGATCGTGGCGGCCGCATGTTTTCAGGGAGTGTAAAAACAGTCGTTCCAACAACGCCTCCTTTTGCTTCCCCTCGCACCCATACTGTTTTCGACGCGTCAATTCCAAAAACTACATCTTCGCCGCCGTTGTAGTGAGACCAGCCGTTCTGCAAAGTCGCAACAACCCACGAAAAGTTAGATACGTAAGTCTTGGCGTCAGCAAGCGCCTTATCCGCTTTTTCTTGCGCGCCATTCGTTGTTTCTTTAGCGTTCCAAGCTGTTCGCTCATCAGCCGTGATATGCCGTGTAGTATCATCGTCATGCGCCTTAAATTCTATCTTACTCGCCTGCTGCACGTCATCTACATTCGATAAGCCAATCTGCGCTTTTGTTACCTTGTGAGGATTATCCGTCTTAGCTGCGTGTTCGGACGTATAAGCCTTCGCATTAACTTCCGCTGTATCTGCCTTTTCTTGCGCTCCCTCTTTCGTTTCAATTCGGTCGAGATCAGAGAACTTCGCTTTTAATTCGTCGAGCATCGCTGTTTCTTCGTCATACATCGCTATGATTAACGCCTTTAATGATTCGAAATCATCGACGTAATATTCCGCGAGAGGTATGATGTTCTGGTCAGCAAGACTTTGCGATACTTCAAACCCGAATTTGTGAGCAGAGAGTGATTGCCCGTTCGTATATTTCAGAATGAGTTGACAGTTGAATTTGCCATACATTTTGATTTCGTCCTTATCTAAAACATACTCTGCGATACCTTTCAACGGATCAACTATCGTGACATCTCGTATTCTCTGCTTACCGCTGGACGGAACGAGGATTACTTTTCCAGTCACTGCTGATAGTGGCAATGGGATGCCGTCCTTGCGTAAATAAAATATCAACTTTGCCGTATTGATATCTTGCGTTGAAAATATAAAAGCTGATTGGTAATTCCCTTCTGTTATTGCGTTTATATCGAACGCGTAAGAGCCGTTTTTATAAATAGCCAATATCCGTTACCTCCCTTTAAATAGTCGCCGCGTACATTAATTCAAATACCATTCAAAAACAATTGGGTACCAAGAATTCACATCAGGACTAGGGTGTCTTGTGGATAATATTTTCGCTTTTCCGTTCGGTTGGATTTGACAAACGGCATTGTACCCTCCTGATGTTGGAATCGTAAAGGGCAACACTCTATCTGGCGACCACTCAGGATAGTAGCTTATATACTCTGTGTCCATAGTCGTTATGCCTTTTAGTTCGGCCTCTAGTCGTATTTTATTTCCTATTCTTCGTATTCTTGGTATGCGTTCCGAAACGTAGGCAGTCGCACCATTTAATAATTCTATGTCCATCCATCCCGTATCTTTGCGAGATTGGTTTACGTTTACATCCAAGGAATACCCCAGCATTCGATTATGCCTTACAAGAACAACGTCAGCGTTATTCACGACCTGAACTGCAACTAAATCTCCTTTGTACACACAGCACGATTCATTTTCAAAGTTATAGTTGTAAATATTCGGAATGAAGTCGGAGAACTTTTTATTGATCGCACTTGCGAGTGAGTCTTTTGTGTAAATATAGTAATTTAAAAGTTCCCCACCTAGGTTGTACACAGATATAGCCGGCCTCCCATTGCTTTTACCGTGTGACATGAATAGGAATCCATCATTTAGGGTTATACCTTGTACCTTCTCCAAGTTAGGTATATAGTCTACAGTAAAATCGGTGTATAGAACGGGATTCCCCATCTTTATCGATTCCCAAGTGTACACATAAGCATGAATACTGGCTTGATTTACGGTTATCGAAGCAAAATAGTATTTGTTAGCCGCATATTTACTACTTACATTAGCTATAATTAAATCCGAGAGTTCTCCTGTATCATAATTAAAAATATTATATCCAGCCCTTTTTGAAGCTTTAACGATAAAGCATAAATTATCTTGGTCATTATAAAAAAATGACAGCCCCTCAGTGTATGCGCCAGATTCTATAGGGATTGATTTTCTTTCTTTGAAACTACCTGTATCAAGATCGCGAATTTCAATTCTCAGTTCTGTTCCTTCATTTTCTTGTGAAGCAACATAGATTTCATTTGTCAGCTCGTTTATATTTGCAGATTGCGGCCAAAATAAAGCTTCTTCCCGCGCCTTAAATGTAGTCATCGCTTCAACATTATTCAAATAGCTTAAAGCATCCTGTGAATTGGTTATTAATTCAACCGTCCTGTACATTTCTGCTAGTTGATTCTTAATTTCTCCCTTATCTGCATCTAATCTTTCTTTCAATACAGGATACACAAAACCATCATCGTCTACGCGCGCATCCACAACCTCTTTTATGTTGGTTCCGTCCGCGTTTAAAATTAGGTTTCGTATACGCGCTTTTGCAATTTCGATTTCTTCATAAACAGTTAGTCCGCCCCCATGAGCGATCTGTGAAGATGTATGAGCAGTCACAGCTGATTTATGTTTTGAAATGGAATTGGACAGTCCATTTAATTCATTTTCAATGCTTTCCAAGTCATCCCGCTGCTGTGCAAGATACAGTGAGTCTTTTGTAGAATCATAATCTTTTATTAATCTGATCACCATGAGATCACTCTCCTTTCAAGAACAAAACAAAAAGCACCCTGGTAAGAGTGCTCAAATCATCATTCTAAGTTTTTGCATATATCGCTTTTGATCTTTCAATCTCTTCTCTTGCTCCATCCGAATGTCTTGAATATCTTTTCGGAAATTAGCAAAAGTCAGTGTCGGTTTTGCATAAGGATTTAATGGTTTATATTGAATGGCCAAAAGGCGGACATCATCTTCGTATGTCACGCCATATGATGTGTCAGCCAAAATATGCAGTGTATCACCCTTCCAGAAATCCTCTTGTATCTTTAAAAGCTTCGGCTCGTAGATGTATTCATAATCTACTTCTATTTCCGTCTGTGGATATGGATTGACGTATTTTTTCAAAGCCGCCAACATACTAGACTCTTTTTTATATTTTTCATCCCGCAATGGTTCCGCCCATCTCGGCATGCCATCAATGAGGAATTTATCTTCGTCAGGATGCTTGTACAATACCGGTTCAAAAACATACTCTGTTTTTTTGCTGTCTGTGCTGCTGTTTTCTTTAATTGCACCAAACCCCCTCGCTCTTGTGGAACACCCTTGAGTAGAGGTTTTGATTGTGATACCAGGCATATTATATCGAGTATCAAGTGTATGATTTATTCGTTTGCCCATTTTCTTATACACGTAGACTTTATAATTATCGACATCTAATTCTAAGCCATAGTCTTCCACAATTTCATCCATCAGATCATTTCCGAATCTGTCACCGAAATTCTCTTGTTCAACGCTAGAGAACTCACTTTCTTTGTCCATAAAGATGTACCTTAATTTTGTGCCTTTAAAAACAAAATCAAGCATCTTCCTGACGGTAAACGTCCCACTGATCGTATCTTCCACATAGTGATTGTTTAGTGTCACAACGTAGACGTGGCTTGCTGTTACTTTTTTCGAAAGCGTCCCTTCCTGGTTAATATCTATATCTGTGATGAAATACTTTTGATGATTGAATTTTTTCTCATCAAGATAAAGAATATTGTCATTCACAAGCAGGTCGTATTCTGTTCCATTATCTGCCGTCCTTGTGATCGTAAATTCAATGTCCTTTTTCCCTGTCGTATCGTCTAATAAGTCCGGGTCTGCTCCGATGACTTCAATAGCTTGTGAATCGTCCTGACTCGCCACATGCAGCTTTGGAAAATATACATCTTTAGGAAGGCTCTGATTTAGCGTAATATCTTTTCCGTCATACTCTTTGCTCGGCAGGTCTACGATCGGATCAGGATTACTTGGTTCATCCGGATTGTCGGGCAGCCCCTCAGTTGTATCGTATTTGGTTAATTTATACGTGAAAATAATGCTATTGAGCTTTGTTGCATAATTTGGATCAGTTGCATATCCAGCTTTTACGAGGGCAGCTGTGGCTTTTTGATAATCCGTCTCTCCGACAACGGCCCTGTAATGATTTTTATCCCAGCTTACGCCATTGAGATACAGGTTAGCTAAATCATCAATTGACTCTTTCCAAGAGGGATATTTTCTAAACTTTGCCGGAACCTGAACATTTTCACCGTTGATGACTTCCCATGTCATCATAGTGACATATTGTCCCTTGTATTCGCCTTTCATTCCGAATAGGTTGTGTCCTTTTGTTGCAAGTTCACTTGTTCCCCATGCACTTTCAAGACAGCCCTGGGCAATGATTAACGAAGCAAGAATTTGATGGTTTTTATAAATTCTTTGAGCGTCGGCGGCTATTTGTTTAATAAAATCTTCTTTAGCCAAAAAACCACCACCTCTTACAAATAATAAAGTCGAGTATCGAATTGGATGGTGAAGTCACTTGTGTTCTGAACTTCAAACTCATTCCATCCTATTTCAAGACTCGGCAGCCGGCCAGATGTTTTAATTGGCGTGTTATTAATGATTGTATATTGTTTGAGAAAAGAAACCTGCTGACTTTTCTTTAGTTCCTGTTCAATCGTAAGCTTTTCGTCATTTGTATGATTGATCAACGTTACATTTTTACCTGCAGCATTTAACAGGACATTGTAATCATGATCCAGTGGATTTATCTGTACGTCACCAGGATTAAATACAGAGAAACGTTTCTGATTCTTAAAAGAATAGTTCAACTGGTCATTAGGCGGGATGTTCATACCAAAAGTCCGCTTTGCTCTAGTGAAATACTGCTTATCTTTTGTTGTAAAAGTTGATTCCGCCATCCCTGTAATATTAGTGAACTCAACAGAGAAATCGTTATAGGTTTTCTCCTTTTCTTTTTGGATGCTGAAATTCCCATCACATGTAACGAGAAAACGGCGATTCGGCCAGAGATCAGAAGAAATGTAATAAGGAAACGGCTTAACCAATAGTGCATATAGCTGATGCCGATACATATAAAAATTCTCATGCTTGAGCGCATTTAAATAAATCTCAACATCTATTTTTCTTTCACCGTAAGTCACATCACGTGGATGCTGCGGCAAAATAAGCCCGTGCCGCCGAGGGATCGTTATTGTTTCCCGATTAATATTTGGAGCTTCTGGTAAAAAGCTTAATACTTCAAATTGAGGGAGTAAGCTGTCAAGGCTCTGCTCCCCTAGTCCATTATTAAAGTCAATAAACAGTTTTACCATGCAGGCTTACCCCCGTTTCTATAACGTTTTTTGTTATATCGGTCTGCGCTGGTTTGATCCAGTCTTGTCCCGTCTATATATGTGTGATTGTCTTTCAAAACAAGCTGTTGCAAAAGTTGAATGTTTTGCTGTAGAACATCTATTTGCTGGCTCATCATGCTGATTTGCTTCTCTTGATTCTCCACCACACGGCTCATGTCCACATTCACATTGGTTTGCGGCTCTGCCTCAGTTTTAGCCATTGAAGCTTTTTGAAGCAGTACAAGGGCCTTTGAAATCATCCCTTGTTGAAGTGACGGAAGAACACCAAGCTCACGTCCTACACGCGCCCATAAACCGATGTTGCGTTCCCGATACGTCGGGTCTGTTGTAATCGTGGTTTCATCAAAGCCTCGTTCGTTTAGAATTGCCCATTTAGAGCCGCCGCGCCCTGGTGAAGTCCCTCCTTTTGCATATCCCACATACGGGCCGCCGCGAGCCATTGACTTCAATCCAGGGTGATTGGATATATCCCCGTAGCGACCTTTAATGTAATTGATTGCAGCCAGTATATTATCAACCGGATTAAGAATGTTATTGTGTCCAGGAAACGCATTAGATGAAAATGTACTCGGGATAGTCTGCATCAGCCCACGAGAAGGATGACCGGCTCTTGCATTTGAGTCAGTAAGGTTTATTGCATTGGGATTTCCGCCAGACTCTTTCATTGCAATGGTGATCAGTCCAGGAACCCATGAAAATGGTACACCAGCAATGCCAACAGCTTCCGCTACCCATTTTTGAACCTGGGCAGACCCTGTCGCTCCCTTATAAGCATCTGCTGTGAAAAGCCCTGCATCCGGAAGAATGCTTTTTAAAAACTGACCAGCCCCATTTTTTAATGTTTGAAGGATTCCAGTTCCTAATGAGTCCACACCTTTGCCTGACTTAAAAGGGATAAAGCCCTTAAACAAGTTCTTAATCATTTTCTCAGGACCGTTCAGGATCATTTCCATAGCGCCCGCTGCAACATCTTTCGCTTTATTGACAACGCCTTTCCCTGCTGAGATCGCTCCTTTTACAAGCTTCTTGGAGCCATTAAGGGCGTCTTTGAAGAAGCTCCCGACACCGCCTGCATAACCAGGAAGACCGGTTGCCATAACTTCTTTTGACTGACTATGTGGGAGAACCGATGTACCACGCGGTAAATCCCAAACCTGCGGGCCGCCCATTCCAACCACATAAGTTCCGATGCCTGGTGTATGAGCAAGTTCAAAACCTTCTTCACCGACTAATGCCCTTCCCCCTGGGTGAAAGTCTGTCCCTTTTGCATATGCCCTGCCTGGCGCTACTTGCATTTCAGAGTTTCCGCTGTATCCTTTAGGCTTCCATTCAGGAATGGTAGGGATGTGCATAAACTCAAGAACAGTATTAATCCCGCCGGTAATTTTATTGACAACTCCTGCTAGATCAACGAGAAAAGTATCCCATTTCCCGAGCACTTCCCCTGTCTCCCAATCTACTTCTTCTATATGCCCGGCAGCTTGTTTTTTTGCTTCTCTAACGACACCCTTATGTGTGTCCTCAGCTTGTTTAATCGTTTTGCTAGCTTGGCTTTTTGCTTTTCTAACAGTGTCATCATGCTCTTTCTTGGAAATTGAACCTTTTACGTAATATTGATCATCCATAGCTTTTATAACGCCATCACGTTGTTTCTCAGCTGCTTTGATGTTTTTTTCCTTCGCCTTATTACTATCTTTTACTACAGCTGCGGCTTGTTTAGCCGAAAGGCTGGATGTCTCTTCTTTCAGCTTCTTAGAAATCCTTGTTTGTTCGTCTTTGCTAGTAGAAAGAGCCGTCTCCATTTCAGCCAGCATATTACCTTGAATGTCAGCTAATTCTTTATTTTCTTGTTCAGTGGTTTCTCGGTTTTCTCGTGCAGCAGTTCTATAAATCTCATCCACACGATCAACGTATTTTTGGATCTTTCTTTGTTTCTTTTCGTTGTAAGCCTCTATTTTGCCGATAATTTTGATTTCTTCTTTATCAGTGGTTTCTTTATTAGCGGCAAAAAACTCTTTTAGCACTTTGGTTGCAGAATCGGCGCTTGTTTTATATCCCTTTTGTAAAGAATCACCCATGTCTTTAAAACGTTTAGACATGTCTTCTGCAATATCATTAGTGATAACAGCATTTGTTGTACGTAAGGTGTTCAGCTTAGCAGTGACTGCTATATTCATATCCTCATAAGCGTTAACTGCTTTTGAAGTAGATTCAGACACCTTGTCGCCAAAGTCGATAGTCGCTGGCAGCACCCTTTTTTTCAAGTTGTCGTAATACTTAAATCCTGCATCAGCTAAAAGGGTGACACCAGTAACAGCTATTCCAATTGGACCGCCAAGCAAACTGAGTCCGCCACGCAAAAGACCGACAATCCCGGCGCCCTTTTTTAGAATGTTAAAAAGACCAAACCCGCTTTTCGCAAGTTTCATAAACCCGCCAGCGCCTTTTACTGCATTCACTCCAGCTTTTACGATCCCTGAACCGAATTTGATCAATTCAGGAGCAAAAGAAAGGATGAGTCCGGCGATCGTTCCAACTGGTCCGCCAAATAGGCTAAGTCCAAGACCAGCCACACGTGAAGCGCCGCTAAGGCCACTCATCGCTCTGGCGCTTCTGGTTGTCGTTTGTTCTAGCCGTCCTACCCTGGTTGTGGCAAGTGCAGAGGTTTGATGGAAACGGTCCATTCTTGTGGAAGCTGCTGCCGCCGCTGTTGAAGTGACAGTCATCCCCGCTGCTGCTGTTCTTGAAGCTGTGCCGGCCGCAATCGCCTCAGCAGAGTAAACGGTTAGACTCGTAGAAGCACGGTTCACATTCCCGGTTAGATAAGCTCCTGCTGTGCGAAGCATATTCCAACCCGCAGCCATTTTAGGAATAGAACCTAATGTCAGCAGGAAAGCCCCGCCCAAGAGCGAGAACACAGTGACCGCTGCACCTGTAATAGCAATTGTGCTCGCAACTGAAGAAGGCAAGGAATCAAACCATGTGACAGCACTTGTAATAACGTCTGTTGTAGCACGTATCACTGGGATAAATTGATTTCCAAGTGTAATAACAGCGTTATTTGTGGCCGACTTTAGATATTCAAATGAACCGGCCAGGTTGTCCATTTGCTTCTCAGCGATTTTCTCAGCTGTGCCGCCGCTGTTTTCCAATTCTTTTGTGAAGTCTTGGAGTTTATCCTTTCCAGCGTGCATTAAAGTAATGAAACCTGATAGAGCATGCTGTCCGGCAAGCTGTTTGGCAATCCTGATTTGTTCTGTCTCCGTATAGTCTTTGGTTTTCTCGTTGATTTGCCCTATGATGTCCGCTAACGGACGCATTTTCCCAGTTGAATCCGTTACTTTAAGCCCCAGCTCTTCGATTGCCGATGCTGCTGGCTTTGGAGGCGCAGCTAAACGAGTTAATGTTGATCGCAAAGCTGTTCCGGCCATATCAGCTTTAATCCCGCTGTTCGCCATGATCCCGGTTGCCGCGGCCAATTCTTCCATGCTCACACCCGCGGTTTTTGCTGCCGGAGCCGCATATTTCATCGTTTGCCCAATTTCCTCAAGCCTAGCGTTCGAATTGGTAAACGTATAAGCCATAACATCAGCAACGCGGTTAGTGTCCTCTGCTTTGATATGAAACTCCGTTAAGATGTCTGAGACAATATCAGCTGTAACACCTAAATCGGTTTGCCCAGCTGCAGCAGTTGCCAATAACCCAGGCATTGCGCCGATGATTTGATTAGTTTTATAGCCAGCCATGGCTAAATACTGCATTCCTTCGGCCACTTGCCCATCAGTGTATTGTGTTACGGCCCCAAGATGACGGGCAGTTTCAGTAAGTGCGGCCATTTGGTCATCTGTTGCATTTGCTAACGCTGCAACCCGGCTCATTTCCTTTTCAAAGCTGGCGGCAGCCTTTACAGTCGCCCCTATGCCAAGTGCTCCAACTGCCCCTATAGCTGTCAGTGCCTTCCCTGTTTCCGTCGCAGAATCATAGACAGCTTTTAATTCTTTTGATACTTCTTGTGAATCCTTTTTAAAGACAGAGAAAACACTTGCAGCCCGGCTCGTGTTTCCTGACAAGGTATCATATTTTTTGCTGACTTGCTGCAGTTCTCTTCCTAAATTTTGATGAACAGCTATTGCATCATTTAAGCGCCGAGCTTGGATTTGTGTCTCGCGGTTGTCCTTTCCTTTTTGACGGGCCAATTCATCATATCTCTGACGGTGTTCTTGAACTAAACGGCCTTGAATCTTATATTTATTGTTTAGGCCTTCCATTTGCGACTGAAGGAGTTTCGTTTGGTTACCGGTATTTTTATAAATACTGCCGGCCGCCTTCATTTCTGAGTTTGCCAGGCGCATTTGCCTTTTTAGGCCTTCAATACCTTGATTAAAACCTGTATCATCAAGACCTACTTTGACAACCATGTTTCCTATTGGTTGAGCCATATGTAAACACCCCGCTTTCCTGGCATAAACTCAATAAAAAAAGACAGGTGAGTACCTGTCTAAAAGATTTGATCAATTGTTACCGTCTTAATTTTTGCTTTATTCTTTTCAGCCAAAACCTCTAAGTAATGGTAAATGTCCATGTTATCTATTTCAGTCATTGTCCACCCTTGTTCTAGCAGAGTAGAATAAATTTCATTTATTTGCTGGATTCCTCTTTCGTAGGTGTACTCTTCTCCGTCTTCTCCTGCAAAAAATCTTGGTCAAAGGCCTCTATTTCCTTATAACCTGCTATCTCTGAGAGAATGCGGCTGACTTCTTTACCGACTTCAAAAGACTCAAGTCCTTCGAACAATTCCTCATATGAGAATTGATTTTGGAAAATACTTACGATGAACTGCATTTGTTTTTCAAGCGTTTTAATGCTTTTTTCAAGATCATCTGCCGTTTTTTCAGCCTCTGCATTAAGCCTTAACGCTTCAATAAGTGCTTTTGTGTTTGTCCGTGGTGCAATGAATGTTTTAAACTTTTTTTCGTCTTCAAACCACAATTTGATAGAAATATGTTTCTGAGCCATGATGACTCCTCCTTTAGTTAAATAGATTTTATCTGAATAAAGAGAAGCTTTTCAGCTCCCCCTTTTATTTCCCAAGATCAGCACTTACATTTTCTTCTGTACCTTGTTTTTCATTTTGATAGGCATCACCAAAAACTGCCTTATAAAAGTGATCTATATCGAATTTTTCTCCATCTTCATCCGCAACGATTTTGAACACATCGTCCTGCTCTCTATCTACGAATTCGGCTGAAAGTTTGATCGTTTGGAAATCCGTTTTATCTTGTTTTGTTTTCCATTCATCACCCGGCAAAGAGAATCTCCCTTTTACCAAGCCCACATGACGAGACTTGCCGTTTGCTTTAGGACCTTGGAACGTCATAGCAACCCATGGAGGAATGATATTTTTCTTAAACAAGTACAATCCATTTTCATCTTGTTCAATTCCAAGTAATTTAGAGAGAATTTCCATTGGCAGGTCTCGCATTTCAATGTCCAATTTAGTTGAACCGGTTGAAACTGCAAGATCGACAAGTTTGTCATCCGCATATTGTTTTTCTGTGGATGTTTCTGTTTCAACTTTCATATTGATTGCAAATTCATAGTCAAGAATTTCTGTAGGAACAAAAAATTTACCCGCCTTTTTTAATGGCGCGAATTTCACATTCTTTAAACCTGTCACTGAACTGTATTCAGGCATCTTAAAACCTCCAATTATAATAAAATGTTTGCTTCGAACCGATATCCTTTTCGAATAAGACGTTCTTTTTGTAAAAATTCATTGATAGGGGCCGTTGTCTGAAAATCCAGGCCGCTCATTACATCCACAATAGGGGCAAAAATAGGATCACATGAACTATTGTGGTACACATCAATCTGATAAACGGCGCTGTCTTGTATCGGCTTCCCATCAGCCCATTTAGTTGTCCTGTAGTCTATCTCCTGAACCACAATGTAAGGAGGAGAACTTTCAATCCCTTCTGGTACGGCCAGTTCATAAATATTTGCAGGATCAATCAATAATAAAAGCGCCGGATGGGTTTGCAGCGCTTCAAATATCTTGTCTTTTAATTGCATTGATCTTTCGATGAGGTTTAAAAGACTCATAGCTTATACCCTGCCTTTATGACCTTTTCCATAGCATCAAGCATCTTATCATTCGCCTGGATCATACTGTTTCGAATAAAAGGATTTGCTGCCTGATGAATGGTTCCAAACTCCGGCAAGTGAACACGGAATTTAGTGTCCTTTGTGGGGCCGACAACGGCATATATTTCTCCGTCTTCATCTCGCTTTATCCTGTTTCCAACAATAATGTCCTCGTCAATGTGAGGGTGCTTACCCCCAATAGCTGACCGCGGAGCATTATCATTGATTACTTCCGCCAATACAGCACCGCCTGCTTTTACGGTTGCTTTATGGATTTTTTCATCCTTTCGGGCTAAGTCTGCGAAAGTAGATTCGAGTTCTTTAAAACCTTTCAATTCCAACTCAAAATTCATCAGCTCACCACATTTGCTTTTATTGTAATGAAGTGCCGGCGAGAATAGTTAGGCAAGATCGACTCGATTTCATAAGCTTTTTCACGAAAGATGATTCGCATATGCTCGTCTATGTCTTCGCGATGTCGAATTGTAAATTCCACTGTCTTTTCCTTCTGGATCGCAGCCGCAGCATAATATTCTCGGCCTTTTAAACCCTCAGCTTTAGCCCAGCATTCAATAACCGTTTCCCAGTTGTCCTTTCCATCCACAGGGAGACGACCAGCAAGCTTCTTTTTCTGAAATTGAATCCGGTATCTCATATCATTCAACATTAGGAGCAGCCTCCGGTAATGTATATTTGAGCTGATTGACCATGGTAGTCAGCACGCCATCCAGATTAGAAGTTGTACCGGCAATTTCTCTATTTTCATACCAGTGAGCAACGAATGCATTCACACACATTGCCGCCCTAGCTGATTTATTCGGGAATGTAAGACCGGTAGCCGAAGCAATGTATTCCTTTGCTGATGCAATAAAGTCTAAAATCAAATCATCCTCCAGATCACCATCAACCCGGAGGAACTTTTTTGCCTTTTCTAATTCAACTTTCTCTTCTTCTGTCACTCGGCATCACCTGTCTTTCATTCAGCAGAAGTTGAAGGTTTCAGCTCATCAATTTGTTTTTGAAGCCCATCTAATACGTTTTTCACTTCACTATTTAAGTGATCCATCATAACGCTGCCCGTTCCAATGTTAATGCTGCGGACTGATTTTTCTCCCAGCATTTCATGTACAATAGATTTTTCGCCGATAACAGCTGGATCACCCTTTGGACCTTGGGGACCTGGCTCACCTTGTGGGCCAGCATCTCCTTTTGGACCTTGAGGACCAGTATCTCCTTTGTCTCCCTTCGGTCCCTGCGGACCGGTATCCCCTTTAGGGCCTTGAGGCCCGGGTTCGCCTTGAAGGCCTTTTACATAGAGAGGATTTTGTTCGCTGTTGTCCGCGATAGAGACATCCGTAATCGGTTCCCCTGATCCGTTGTCTCTTGCTGATGTTTTTGCTCCGTTACTTTCATTTAAAAAATCTGCCATGTTAAATCATCCTTTCACTATTGTTTTTATTTCCCTACATCTACTGATTGATCTTCTGTGCTATCGTTAATCTGTGTCCCGTTGTCAGGAACCGCATCTTTAATAGATGAAAATTCTGCGTAAACAACTGCATCTGTATCCCAAAGAACCACATCCTCGCGTTCTATAATTCTCAAATCTGTAGAATTACGGTAGAATGCTTTTCCCCCAACGCTGGTGGCTAAAATAGAATATTGTTGACGGTCAAAGAGTTTAACAGCTTCTTTCAGGTCTCCGATAATTAACGGATATTTGGGATTAGTTTTTGTACCACCGTTTGGCAAATACTTATCAGAAATAACGGATACCGGCTTACCGAACAGTAATTTTTTAGTTGGATCTGTAGGATTCGGTTGCAACAAGTAACGACCGAAAGCATCTTTCAGTTTATCCAACACATTAAAACCAGATTGATTCGTTACAGCTTTGGTTGTAGCATTAATTGCCGGATCAAGCTTGACATTGAGAATGTCTTTAATGTCGTCCTGTTTCGATATTGTCGTTTTCGCAAGTGAACCCAATTGTTCAAGAATCAATGTATTGCGGGTTACAGCCGATTTTTTAGCGAGCCAATTGGAGAGATACTGCAAAAGCGCCTCTTGAGTATCCGCAAGCAAATCATTTGAGAGAACCAAAATCCCTGCATAGTCTTTAATGTTGTATTTAATGTTTTCAAATTTAGGGTTCTCTAAATCTTCAATATCCGCTAATTCCTCAAGATTTACTAAAGGTGTGATATCTGCTAATTTTTCAAGTACCCTTGATCCTTTGTTTGTAGATACTGGAATGACATCAACAAGATTAGCCAGAGTATCAAATTGCCGACGCTTTTCATTGATTTTTGTGGAAATATCTTGTGGAACAATAAGTCCACCATCCTCATCTACGCCTTCCTTCATAGCTGCAAGTGGTTGCGGGACTTTACCCGTTTTGAGAGCAGATGCGAAAAGCTGAACATGATTTTTCACTTCTTTACCTGCGATATCATCTGTTGGTTGCTGTATCTTTGCCTCAGGACCTTTCTGTTCTTGCTGCTCTTCCTGTTCATACGAAACCTGCATATTTCGGACATCTTCATATGTTTGAATTTGCTCTTTAATTAATTGGGCTTCAGCAAGTAACTTTTTAGCATCCTCCATTTTCCCTTCATCGGTCAACGCTTCAATTTCCGTGCGTTTTTCTGCCAAAGCCTGTCGTAATTCGCGTTCCTTTTTAGACATTCCACCTCCAGCAAAAAATTGAATATCAAGGTTCAATAACTTTTTCTGTTTCAATTGCTTGTCCTCCTTAAAATTGGGCATAAAAAAGAACCCTTAGAGATTTAAGAGTTCCAGTTTCATATTGATCTTTTGTTTTAATAATTCATCTTGGCCTGTATCTTTAGCTGGACTTTCAGTAGCTTCAGCAGCAGATTGAGCAACAATTTTTCCTGGTACATGTTTGAAATGTGCCATAACCCGGTGATCAATGCAGGCTGCTACATCCTTTGATTCTGAAACCACATCGATCAATCCATAATTTAATGCTTCGTCGGCAGTGAGCCACGATTCATCATCCAGTAGCTGGCGTAAAGTACCGTCGTCCAATTTGTCACCTGCTTTTGCAAGATATGTGGAAACAATACTTTCAGTAATCTTGTCCAGATCATCGGCTGCTTTACGGAATTCCGCAGCATTCCCGACCATTCCCATGTATGGATTGTGAATCATCATCATGGCGTTACTCGGCATCGTAATTTTATCTCCGGCCATCGCAATGACGGAAGCGATACTCCCGGCCAACGCATCCACATAGACATTGATTTTTGCTTTATGACGCTGGAGCATAGAATGAATAGCCTGTCCCTCGAAGACATCCCCACCGGGGGAATTGATATACAAATCAATAGAATTCACTTCACCTAGACTCTTTAATTCAGACTGAAAAGCTTTAGATGAACTTTCACTGAACCATCCTTCACCGGTAATTGAACCATAAAGCGTAATTTCAGCAGCTGACTCATTCAGAATCTTCATGTTCCAATACTTGTTTTTCTTCTGTTCCGTTGCCATCACCCCCTTTCAGTCGATCTGAGGATTGTTTCGTCTTGCTGAGTTGGTATTCTTTCATAATTGAAAGAGGCACAAGATTTAAGTTCCCGTAATGCTCATCACCTATCTCACCGATACCCGTCATGTCTTCTTTTTGAAGAATTGTATTCACGCTAAAGGCGCCGACACTTTGCATTGTTTTATAAAATTCAGCACGGGATTTACTATCTCCGCGGAGCTCTGATTCCAAGTTGAATTTAAAGTAATATCCATCATTCCGCTGTTTTTCTGTTAAAATCTTATCATTTAACTCTTGCTCAATATTTGTAACAAATGGCTGCAATGTAGTTTTCACATAATCTAGTGATTGTTGTTCAATATTCGAGAAAGTAGCCCGATCAAGTTCACCAATTTTATGCGGCGGCACTTTGTAAATAGATGCAATCTGCTGCCGATTCCATTTCATCGATTCAATAAATTGAGCATCCCTCATGGGCATAGTCACTTGTGAATAATCCAGCCCGGCGTCTAAAACTGCAATAGACTGTCCCGCATTCACCCGTTCCCAGTCTTCCCTAAGTATTTGTTTACTTTTTCGGTCCAAAAGAGTTGGAGCTTTGACAACACCGAACGGCGCTCCTCCGTTTTTATAAAATTTCGCGTTAAATTTTGTGGCGGCTCTATTTGATCCAATATTGTCACGAATAACTGAAATAGGAGTTTGTCCAACAACTCCATCAAGAGACAGATTTTTGAAATGAAGCACTTCTTCATAAAAAAACTCACGGTATCTGCCATCAAGAGTTGTGGAATACCAGACGCGTCCGTTGTTAGGATCGATATTTGTATTTGTCGCTTCTGGATCTAAGGGTCTGATTCCCGTCACATTTCCGTCTTTATCAAAAAGTAAAAGGTTGTAGCTGTTCCCCCAGGTACAAAGCCGCGTAACCAAAAGCCGCTTCCATACAAAGCTTGTCATATAGTTATTGACTTTGTTCAGAATCATTTCACTTACATTGTTTTGAACCTGTTGTATATTGCCGTTTTGATTCTGAAAAAGCTTAATCGGCAATTTTGCGATATCGTCCGCCAAAACAATAACACAGGCATAAACATCTGGATGTAGAACTGCCGTCTTACTTGAAACCCTTTCACCAGATGAGCTTTCAGTACCAGCAAAGATATTTCTAAACCAAGTAGCTGGATGGAGAAGAGAACCGCTATCCTCTTCGGCAATTTCATTTTTTATTCCGCTTTTCAGACGGCTTAATAGCATTTACTCCCCTCCCTCATCACTATTTTTTTGCTGAATTAGACCTGACAGCCCCGCAAGAGAAAATAAAAAAACACCGGTCGTAATTAAACCCGCGTTAATATTTATCCTATACAAAGCAACTGCAATGAAGACCATGCCAGCAATGAGTAAAAGATCTTCTACAATTGGTTTTATCATTTTCACTAATTTCATACTGTATTCCCCCTACAGACTAAAAGCACCTGACTGAATATAAGCGTTTAAGTCAACTGCTCTCTCAACTTGAGAAGCACGTACATACGCATTAATCAATGCTGCTGCCGGGTCAATCCGCTGAGTGGATTTGGATTTATCAAGCATGATATTCTCCTGAGCGTCCACTTTTGTTACCGCATTACCCATCGCCCAGGTCAGTAAGTCATTTTTCGAATGTATGATTTTTTTCGATTTGACTTTTGCTCTAAAATCTTTTGTTGGTTCAGACAACGTGGCTACTCCCTGCCGTATCTCAATCATTGTGTATCCATCCGCTTCCATTTGCTGAGCAAACTGTGTGGCGTTATATGGGTCATAGCCTATTTCCTTGATACGCCAGCCGTTTTCTTTCTCCATTTTCTTAATGTAGGCCCTGATATAGTCATAATCAACAACGGCACCATCTGTTGTCGTTAACCATCCCCTTTTCTTCCACAAATCATAGGGGACGTTATCAGTCTTCATTCTTTCATGGAATGTATCCTCCGGCATAAATCCGTGACTTTCCACAGCAAAACTGCCATTATCTAACGGAAAAATAAAAGATGCTGCCGTTAAATCAATTGTTTTTGATAAGTCAATGCCCACATAGCACTCTCGGTTTTTCAAATCCGGGATTTTATCAGAACCGCAATCTGTCCAGGCTTGCATATCCATATAGCCATTCTCCCGCATGTTAACCCAGATATTCATGTTCTTTGTCATGAAATTCCGCATTTTCTCCGGGACGGCAAGCGCGACCTCCAACTCTCCGCGCAAATAATTCAATCCATGCTCATTGGCAGCGACAATCGGGTTAGCTTTAATCCAGTTCTTTTCGTCTTTGACGTCATCACCTTTATCAAGCTCATTGATCATCACAAAATACTGTTCATTTTGTTCCACCTTATTCGGGTCCAATATGCGAGACACATAATCATATTCAACACGATAAGCAGGATTATTCAATTCAAATCCGGCCGTAGTAATAATCAACATCAATGGTTGGGCCCGGGCAGCCATACCGGAAGCCAGGACATCATAAATTTCTGAGGTTTTATGCGCATGGTATTCGTCGATAATGCCGCATTGCGGGTTAAAACCATCGCCAGTTTTTCCTGCATCTTTAGAAAGCGCCTCAATTTTAGACTGTGTTTTAGGGTGTTCAATTTTTCCATATGCAATCCGATATTTTTTCTCCGGCTTGTTCAAAAGGTCAGCTTGCATAATTTGTGCCTTAATTTCGTTCCAGCATATTTTTGCTTGTTCTGTTTTTGTGGCGCCAATGTAAACCTCGGACATATATTCATCATTAGCCATTGCCTCATAGGAGCCGACACAAGCCAGACTCTGCGTTTTGGTGTTTTTACGGCCGACCTGCCAATAGACTTTTTTAAATCGGCGATAGCCGGTATCCTTATGCACCCAGCCGTACACATTGCCAAAGATGAATATTTGAATAGGCTCAGGCACAATGTTTTCACCCTGCAAAGGGCCTTTCGTATGTTTAAATTGGGTCATCCAGTAAAGGAACCGGCGGGCTTTTTCATCATCAAACACATAAGGAAACTCCCTTGTGCCTTCCCGACTCACATCATTTAAAAAACGCTCGCAGGCCCAAATGTGTTTTTCACACGCCACAATCTCACCCGATATTACATCGCGCGAGTAATCAATGAGAAACTGTTTGATTGTCTTCATACGTTTTTAAACTCCTTCTCCGCAGCCGTCTTTTCCCGCTCCTCCTGGGTACGAGTAATAGCAAGTTTTGCACGAGCAGACGGTGTAAGGCCAAAGTCATTCGCTGCTGATTTCATTTGATCAAAATAATTCTTTTGCCGCTTTAATAAAGGATGCTCTTCACCAACAAGCTTTATTGGGTTGCCGTCTTCGTCTTTTCCTTCCGTATGGACCATAATTCCGTCTTCTTCAATAATCTTGGAAATAGATACATACTGCGAGTAGGCATTGCAATAGGCAGCCAACATGCTGATGTCCGCCTCCGTGATAATTTCAACCTCAGCTAATAAGGCAGCAACCCGTTTGAATTCTTTTTTCCCGACCTTATCCAACCATGTTGGCGGTTTTATATTATCGGATCGCATTTTCATTTTCTTCTCGTGCTCAGCCCGGGCGGCCAGCTCTTCCGTATTCTTTTTATTTGGGTTGCCCTGTATCAATTGAAGTGTCGCGGATTTTGCAGGCCTTGGCATGTTCTCACCTCATTTCTCATCAAAAATGTAGCATTTTTCACTTGTTTTTTTCACCAATCGTGATACGATGGAATTAACAACAAAACCAGTCGTACCAAGCCCTCTCGGCAATTTCGCCGGGAGGGTATTTTGTTTTTCCGGAACTTTGAAAAGCGGTGTTTGTTTGCAGAAGAGGGGGCGCCGTTCTCCAAAAGCTTCCTTTCCAGAGATTTGGATAGGGGGGAGGGTCACTTGCCCTTACTGCCATGAACCTTGTTGTGACAGGCGTTACACAGACTTACAAGGTTGTCCAAGTCTAATCTTTTCGACCAATCTTCCTTTACTTCCACAATATGATGCACCATGTCAGCCGGAGTGAAACAATGATCTTTCAAACAATGCTGACAGAGATAATTGTCTCTTATCAATGCAAGTTGTCTTGTTCGTTTCCAATCTGTTGATTTATAAAAACTTGTTATTGTTTTGTTTCTTGAATGTTTGTTGTAATGTTTTGTTTCTTCTTGTTGCTGTGTCTTGTGTGCATCACAGTACCGGTCACGGGTGAGGCTGGGGCACCCAGGGGCGGCGCATACTCTCAAGGGCTTAAGGGGCATTCCCTTCACCTCCGCTCATTCCAATTGAAAAGGTTCTCTTTCCATAACAACTTTGTTGCTATCAATTCTCCGTTCTCATCTCTCTCATTAATCCCTAAACTCTCATAGGAGTGATGCAGTAATCCTTTAACTCTGCTGTATGAATGCATTTCGCTTATACGTGCAATACGTTCAACTGCTAATAGGTTATGCAAGCCATAATCACCAAGGTCCCCTAAAGCCTCTACGATATCAGCATCCTGCCAAGGGCAACCAGAGACACGCAGTTGGCACAAACCCTTATGTACCATTGCTAGTTATATTGTGCTTTATGGCAGTGTTATAAGCTAGTAAGCGTAAAGGTAGCATGGTGTGACCTCCTTTTAAAAACAAAACGCCTTCCATCCAGAGACAGAAAGACGTTACTGATTTATTCTATTATTCTCTTGATGAATTAACGGCTGCATGAGTATCTTTATTTGAGCATTCACCTTTTCGTATTCAGCAAGCAGGCGCTCTGCTTTTTTTAGTCTTTTTGCTTTTCCATATTGGTTTCTTATTGTTCTTATCCTCTTTTGAAGCGATCTAATATGAGGCGTAGTCACAGAGCAAACTGTTTTATGCTGGCATGATGGGCATTGAATGAATCCAACCACGATACTATTTTCTTTTTTATGCTCAAGTAAAACGATATGATGTTCATCACCGCATTGTTCGCATTTGCTAAAAGGTTTCACAATACTCTCCTCCTTCCAAGCATCTCTCAGATAGATGCCTGTACATATTCTTTCTAAACTGCCACCGTACTCAAGCCGTTAACCGCCAATAGTCTATCCTGAGATTCACCGGAAGCAGTTTACAGAGAATATAAAAAGGACATCACCTAACTGATGACGCTCCGCTTGCTGCTACTTGATATAAAAAAGCCCTACACTCATTAAGAGCATAGAGCTTTAGTTCACTATATGAAATTGGTGGTGACGCAGGAATAATCCGCCGCGCCGATCCTGCCTCCCATTTTACACCGCCGATTTAAACGAGTTCAAATATTGCAGAAAGTTGGCTTCTTTGACTTTATTGACGATGTTGCCGATTATGGCTGTTTTGATCTTTCTGATAGTATCCCGGGAGCAATCAAGGTGGTTTGCAATAGCAGTGTAGCTCATGCCTTCCATCATGCAATCATAAACGATACGGTGCTTTTCTTCTTCAATGTGTTCCATAGCGTTGTCCAGGTAATGCACAATAGATTCATATTTGTGGAGCCGTCTCTCTCTTCGGTCCATCTGTCGCAATTCTGCCTGACTGACGCCTGCTGATCCCCTTGGCATGCCAGCTTCATCCCCATATGTTGAAGTAAGCTTTGTGCTAATAAAGTCTACTTTGTTCAACACACGGTTGAGCCTTTTGATCTCACGCAGCATGAATTTATAATCACGAATCCATTCCTCAATCTCCCATGCAATCATTTGATCTGTCATAGTGCTTTCCCTCCTGATAGTTAAATAGAGTAAGTGTCATTCCAGTTGTTTGCTTTTTGCTCTGCGATATATTGAGGCCTCGATACCTCTTTCACGCTGATACTGAAGGTTTTGACCAAGAAGGCTTTCAACTCGTTATAGAGCTCTTCTTTGCCGCAAAAGATATTTACAAGCTTTCCGTTTTTATAAGCGAATCCGTATTTCATCCTGAAACTCCCCTTTTACTTTCTGCATTTATAAGCGCCGCCTTTGCCGCGTCTGAGTGTTTGCATGTTAGTGTTCATCATTTGTTGCCAGAAATGATCTAATCGCTCCTGTTGCTTCTGTGATGGTTTCTTTTTGGGCTGTTTATATCGTCCCTCCGTTCAAATAAAAAACGGACACCAACCAAAGTACAGATTTCTCTGTACAGTGATCAGTGTCCGCAGGCTTTCCGTCTTGGACCTTTTACTTAATTAATTATTCTTCAGGCTGTTCGTACTCAATTAATGTGTACTTCACCTGAGTACTATCCTCTAATAAATCATTTATAGTTTGTTTTATGACTTTAGCCTTTATTTCACTCGGAACTCGGAATTGAATGTTTCTGTTTGACTTAATTCTTTTAAATAACTCCGTTGACATTTTTCCAGAAATTTCCCCTTTGTCGATAGTGGAAATTCTAAATTTATTACGTTTTGTATTAACTGATATTAAATCTCCCTCTACTTCAATTGTTTCAGAATTTTCTTCGCTATTGTTTAGAAGTATTTTATTTAGGATATCTAGTTTATCATATGAATTTCTGTCGAAGGTTACTTGTTTTGGCTCCCTACTAACTTTCGTGGTACCTTCCATTTTAAAAGTATATTCATTCTCCGAAATTTTTTTAAGCAAACCTCTAATGCTTTTAAGTGTCTCAAATGAATAAGTTTCATCTATTAGAACTTGCTCTTCAATCTCTTTTTGTGTTTTCACTGAAATATCTTGTATAAGGTTAAAAAGATTACTTAAAGACCTTTCGGGCACCTCAAATAAATCATAAGACTCCACCTTGATATAAACTCCAAAGGAAGAGGGCTGGAGGGCGTCTACCTTTAGATTAATTGGGTTTAGTGTACCAGCACCAAACTCTGAGCCAATATTTTGTGCCATATCATTTATTGTTTTCTTAATGCCATCAAAAATATCCAAAAGGAAATCCAAATTAATATCATGACTATTTTGAACGTCTTTTAAAACGATTTTAAATTTATTATCTACAATTTCCTCTTCAACCTTCGTTAACTTTTGATTTGTGACATAATCATACTCGACATAAAAATCTTTTTCAGGAAAACTTTCAGGATCAAAGTTAGCAGCATTAACAATTTCAATATTAAGTTTCTTATTTGGGTCAGAAATAGTAGGGTCTATAAACAGATGATATAAGCGCTTTTTCCGACGCAACTTTTTAAGTAATTCTAAAACTGAACTCCTTTGTCCAATCAAACTTTGGTATTCATTAGCAGAAACTCTACTAAACAGCCACTTGTCTAAATTATCTTCAGTTTCTTCGATATAATAGTTTAGATAATATTCATCAGAAGGAGATTGCGAAATGAAAAATAAAGGAAAATCATAGTATTCGAAAATATGGATGATTTTCAGGTCTTTGAAGTCCGAATACTTTTGTATTTTCATTTTAAACCTCCTCTCATTCCGCTGGGAAAACATTCAACATATTAACATCTTGAAAAAGCCACAAATTTAGATGATAATATTCTGTTTTATGTATTCCGCAATCTTTTGTTATTTTGCCTTTAAGCAAAACTTTCCTCTTGAATTTTCTCTTGAATTTCATACGCAATTCTTCAGCGGCTTGTTCGGTCGTATAAAACGAGATCGCAGCCGCTTCGCATTCTTTTTCTGGTTTATAGAATAAATTTCTTTCCCTGTGACTGAGAAAGTCAATCTCTTGTAGAGTATCGTTTTCAATGAATCTGTATACTGGTTCAACATCTTCTTGAATTGCATCAGAAGGAGGACATTGTTCAGGTAAATTTTTTTCTCTGAAAACCATTATATTTATTCCTTTCCTTTTCCGTTTAAATAATACCCAAAATTTTATAATTGTTTGTGTAATTTGATCTAAAAACAACTATAGCAGTGATTTTATTTTTGAGAACATATTCGACAAATAAAGACAGAAAAAGACAAGAATGCTAGTTTTTCAAAGAAAAAAATTGATATTATTATCGTGTTTCATAAAAGCCCGTTCTAATAAATATCTAATATGTTATTTGACATTACTTTATTCGTCATCCTCCCCCTATTCCCAGCCGACTGCGATTGCAAAGAATAAAACCAAAACCATCGCCCCGATGAGCCAACCGTTTGTCTTATCACGCTTTGCAATGATAGTTTCATCACCGATCATTTTCAGATCGTCTGACTTTGCCACGAGCACCGGTATGTAATCTGGATGCACTTTTAGAAGTTCCGCCGCCTGCTCAACTGTCATTGCTTCGTCTTTTGTGGCTTTGACTGCCCGCTGAAGCTCCACTTGTAAAGGGATCATTTCACATCACCCTCCAATTCATTTTGGGCAACTGTTATCGCGAAATTGAGATTGGTAATGATCTTCTCTAATGCCTGTTTGTATCGTTTCCTATCCCCGCTTAGTTGCTGAATATCCTTTTGTGCCTGCCGGAATTGATGAACCGTAACTTCCTGCTGGCGTTTGTTTTCCTCGATGATTTCCCGCTGCTTAACAACAAGTTCAGCTTGCTCAATAAGCCAAGCAATTTCATTCTGCGGAATGTATGTTAGTTTTTTTAGACGTTCAATTCTCTCTTTCATGCCATTCCTCCCCCGCAGGGGAAAGCCCCTGCTATTTGATTTTGAAACCTATTTCGTGATCGACTCGAGCAAAGCTGCCCTTTGCCGTTTGAATGATTGTTTTGCCATGCTCCGGGGCTTCCAAGACATGTGCGGTGCCCTGGCTCCCGTCTAAAACGATGATCTGTATTTTGCCCGACTCCATTGCCTGTTCGATTGTTGTATCTTTGCTTAAATTAATTTCTTTTGGGTTGTACATTCTTAGCGCCCCCTGTGCTATGATAGAAGTACCAGTTCGTATCAGAGCATCGGGGCTAACGCTTCGGTGCTTTTTTTGTTTTACTGTGCAATCTCTGTAATGATTACTTCCACTCTTGGCTCTTCGCTATAAAACTTGCTGACTTTCAAATCCACTACTTGACTATCATCCTTGTATATCAGATGGTTTAAAGCATCTTTGACACCCTTCACATAGTTATCAACGTCCGGCTTTGTGGTTGGGCGAAGAAGTCCCTTCTCTGCACTCTCCTTTTTCTTTTTCGAGTTAGAAACTTTTTTCGGCATCGGTCTGAATACTCTGACATCCATTGCGACAGGACCAGTAATAACCTTCTCTGGTCGATACTGTGACGCAACTAATGCAACATACTGTTTGAAATCCTTTGATTTTGCAGGATCATGCATTCTAACCTTGCCATTTCGAACCGACCCCCGCGGCCGCCCCTGGGCAACCGGTTCGCCGTAAACTATAAACTGAATAAGACTCACTCGTCATTACCTCCCGTCAATCTGTTCCCAATGCTGAATTTGCTTTTCCTTGTACGGCGCCATGAATATGATGGCCGGCAGCAGGATCACCGCTTTAAGCACTGAGCATCAGCTCCATTTGTCTGATCTTTTCCTCAAGCACTCGAATAGCCGGTGTGAGGTCCTTGCCGCTCTTTTGTTCAGCAGGCCCGAACAAATACATTCCTCCGGATCCATTAAAGTTCGTTTTTTCATCCATTCCGCAACCCTGCCAATCTATGATTTAATTGCATTCTGTCGCCCTTGATGATCACACAATAGTCCGCGCACATTTCATAAATCCGGGTGCCGAGCGCCTCGTCTATATCAACCAACTCTTCGATGTCCAATTCGCTTGAGATAAGAACCGGTTTATGGTTCAGATATCGATAATTGATGACAGAGTATGTCTGCTCCACCTGCCAATCGGTTGCCCGTGGTTTCTTAATCCGTCCTTCTTTGGTATTTGTATACACAGGCTTGAACAGATCATCTATGAACAGCACTTCAACCTCTTTCATGCGATTAAGTTTTTCTTCAAGCTTGTCAAAGTCATCTTTCAGATCGTTGAAGCCTTCCACGTAAGGAAAATACTGAACCGCGATATTTTTCGATTTAATCAGCTTGTTTGAAATAGCTGTTAACAAGTGCGTTTTCCCTGAACCTGGCTGCCCCAGTAAAGCAATGCTGTTGCTTCTGGTGCCCCTGATACTGTCAAAATCCTTGTAGTATTCCACCGCAGTATCGTAAGTGTCTTTCACGACAGCTGGCTTTCCTTCGGTTATAAAATTCTTGAACTTCAACTTCTCAAATTCAGCAGTTATGTCACTAGAATTCATCAGTTTCCGGATCCTCCGGCGCTCTATGCATTTGCACCGGACCCAAACCTCATATCCGTCCTTGTTCTCGATGTAGCCAAGTTGATCTTTGCATTTCGGGCAATCATATTCAGCCTTTTCTTCTGACCCGGCCGACCCCGCCGAAAATTGGGCTGACCTTTGCTGAAGCTTCTTCAGTATTGCTGCCATTGCCGCGTCTGTACTTTGCGTTTTGTGTGTTTCCATGTTGCCACTCCTTACTTTTGTTCTTGTTTGACTGGAGAATGCGCTGTACATAGGCCAGATTGCGAGCGTTCCGCGTTACTGCCTCTTTCATTGCCTCCAGCACCTTATCTTCGCCATAATCGTCTATCAAGCTATTAAGCTTCTCAGCCATGAACGATGATAGAAGGCCGAATCCCTCATCCTCGAAATATGCAAATGCGTTACTCTTCATTTTCTTCTCATCCTCCTGCTGCTCTTCTTGTGCTGGTGCCAAGTCTTTTTTCTTGTTGTAATTCCCCAGTTGTATGTACTCAGCGTAATGAAGAACTGTTACGATAAAACCGCGCTTTTGTGGCAGCCGGTCCAACTTCAAATATTCTTGTTTAACCATTCGATCCAATGAATACTTGATTTGATCAGCTGACCAGTTAAAGCGTTTAGCCAGATCCACCAGTTTGATAATTGTTTGGCCGGGCTCTAATAGTTGATCTGACCTGTACTCAGCCCTTTTAAACAAATGATCGTAAATCGTCTCGTCGCGTGAGTCCTTAAAGGGTAGCCGAGGCAGGATCACATACCCCAAACCGTGCATATCCATGCGCTCACCTACTTCCTTTCACACAGTGCTATCAGGGCTTTAAAATCAATATCAATTAATCGCAGCGTCGGCTCATTTCTTTTGAGGTAATCAGTGACATACCGCGTGTACAAGTCTTTTCGCATATCTCGTCGGACAGTCTTCACAAGCCAGACATAACAATGGGGAATATGGACTTTGATTATTGCCCTTTCCATCAGCTAACCAGCTCCGAAAAATGTATGATGCTGTTCAGTTGATTAGTAGCTCGGCAATACTTGCATTTTTCGCACCGTTCAGGCTTCTCCCCACCATATTTAACTTGGATAATGCGTTCCATCCGTTTTTCAATATCCTCAAGCTCTACCTCCATCCTGCCTTCATCAATATTGATGACAGCTTTATCAGGTGGATCTTCTTTTGAAACCCCTACGATCAGGGGCTCAAGCCATTCGCTCCGTCCAGTCATTCTTTTTTCAAGTTCTGCATACAGTGCCATTTGTGCAATATAGCCATTCGCTTCAACAAATGAGCAATAGCCTATTTCCGGATCCCAAACTTTTTCCCGCAATGACCGTGTTGTTTTCAAATCAGAGAAACGGCCGCCAGCTGGGTTGTATACGTCCAGCTTTCCTTTCCACGGAACTCCAAACAATTCAGCAGTTACGATGACTTCCTTTTCTCCTTGAAGAACGAACATGCAGAGATCATCCTGTTGGATTGACTCGATCATCAGATCAGCTAACTGATACTGCTTGTACAGCTGGCCCTTTTGAGTAAATAGCGAAGGTGTGTTCATCTTAAATTCATCAAAAGCCTGTTCACCTTCAAGCCAAGCATGAACGTATTGGCCGAAGAGAAGGGCCTCCGATGTTGGGGGCGTCCATTCTCCGTTAATCTTTGCCATCGTTGCTGCTTCACATTGCAGAAAACTTTTATATTGAGAGTTTGACATGTAGTATCTATCAACCTCGTTAGAGTAATAGTTCTCCTTGTTTAGTGCCGGTATCCGCATTAGCAGGATCACCCGCCTTTTCTTTGCTATCAGCAGGCTTGTCGGCTTGCTCTTTTTGCTTTTTGAACTCTTCCTCAGCCTTTGATTTTGTTGCACCTGTAGCCTTGGTATTGAAGTAATCTTCCTTCTTTGCCATACCGTCACGAAGCGCTGTATAAATGCGGCCTATTTTGAGAAAGTCTTGCTCTGTGAATGCATCTAAATTGCTACCGATGTACTCCTGAATCATTTCCTTAGTAACACCAAACTCTTTTTTAAAGAGAGACAGCGCGCTTCTGAGACGATCTTCCAAAGGCTCTTTATATCCACTAATCAAAGTTTTTTGACACATATCAACCGCAGCATCGACAATGTCACCGGGTATGACACCAAGAATACAAGCCCGGACACGTCGAGCTCCTTGGTTGGCAACCATTTCGTAAATATCGCGTGGATCATCTAGTTTTGTGATCTTTCCCTTTGCCTTTCTTTCGTGTTTCACAGTGAAAATTTTGGTTTGTCTTGTGTTTGTTTCAAGGTCCCAAGCGTAGGCCATAACAGAGGATTCCCCGGCTTTCTGCTCAAGCTCCATGATTCCGTAATCAATGTTGCCCCAATTCTGTGCCAGTGCTTCGGCCAACCTAATTGAAGGTCCTGACACTTTACTTCCGCCGCGTGGGTATTCATAGACAGCATTTTCAGCTAACAATCGTCTTTCACAAGCTTTTCTGATGCGTTCGAACGCCGCATAAACGTCACGCGGGAATTTCTTTGCAATAACCATAGCCGCCTGTACTTCTTGCGCCTGCCGACTTACCATTGCCTCTGTAGTCACGCTGGATGCCTGCTGAGGCGCTGGCATGTAATCTGAATAATCCACCTGTGATAATCCATTCATTGTGCTTCTGCCACCTTTCTTTTGTACGCTTCCGTTCCAAGCCGCTGCCATTCCCGGTAGTGATCCATAGAAGGGAAACTAAACTGCGCTTTACCGTTTTTGGCGAATACAATTGAACCGCCAACCTGTCTCAAACGTTGCTGATCCTCCGCACGCTCGCTGAATGCCACTTTTACTGCTTTAGCCATTATTTAGCACCCGCTTTCTTCTCATACATTTGTATAATTTGGTGCGCTTCGTATTCTGAAAGCAAACCTCCACCATTTAACCGTCTAACCACTTGTCGTTTTGCTTTACTGAGTGGAGCCAAACCATGTTGTTTGAAAAGCACCGCTATATACCCCTTTTGTTTGGGTGTTATGAAACGAGGACTATAAACTCGATCATCTTCTCGCAGATAAGCATCCAAGTTAGCTCTTAACTGCTCACCCTGTTTAACCGCCATATGAAGAGACATGTTTTCTTTATAGACCTCTTTCATATGATCTAATTGCTTTTTTAAAATCTCGTTTTCTTGCTTTAACTGAGATTCAGTCACATTCAACAACCTCCATTGATTTGTATGAGGCGTTTTGGTATAATTAAGTAATCAATGAATTGCAAAACGCCTTACCGAGTCCACTTTGCCGAGTGGACTTTTTTATTGCTCATTTTTAAATTTGAAACCAAGTTGCTCCCTGAGATAGCGTTCAAGGTTCTCTCTCAAGATCACCGCGCCGCAATCGATTACATAATCATCAACTGGTGTTACCTCATCCCCGAAAAAATCCTTTTGTGTTTCTGGCTCAGTCAGTCTGTCGTGCCAGTTGTTCAGAATCATTGGATTTTCGATGTTCATCCCAGACACCTACTTATCACTGCTAAATTGATACCGCGTTGTTGCATTTTTATAGCTGTTTCATACAAACGCCCTTTATTAGCTAATCGGCTGATATCCTCTGTAAGGACTTTGATGCTTCCCGCGAGACTAATTGCCTCTTCATAATCACCATCACGTAATGCCTCTGAAAGCATGATAGAGAGCTCTTCCGCTGATTCGATTTTTCTTTTAGCTGAATCTACATCTGTCTTTAAAAATTGATTGGTTTTCATACTAATACCGCCTTCCTTTCCTCTTGTTTTGACATTGCGACTTGATCCATTAACGCTTTGCGTGTCCACTTGTCGGCCAGTTCTTGCATATTTAGGCCATGACTCCGCACTAACGAATAAATCAGAGTTTTGTTTGCTGGGATTAGATCAAATATCTGCTTGATATCCCCCAAAGGTAAGTCCTCTGACCTTCCTGGTCGATCATTTGCTAGCCAACGGGATAGATGTTTTGTTGCTTGGATTGCTTCCTCAAGCTGATGAATCATATTGATAACCGCATTACTTGCGCTCCTATTTAATGCCGGATCAATTGGTGCCGCTGCTGTTGGATGCAGCTTAAACAAGTAATGTACGAGATCAATGTGTTCATATGCTCCACAAGCCTCAAACCACTTGATACATAATTCAGGTGTCAATGCGGTCAAGCCGTTTTCAACATCTGACACGTATCGCTGATCTTTACCGCCGAGTAGCCGCCCTAATTGAAATTGAGTAAGCCCGATTGCCTTTCTGACCTCTCGCATAATCTTTGGTAAATTATCGAGTTTATACGGGTTGTTCGACATATGTTCGCCTCCTGTTTCACGGGGAATTTTTTGGTAAAATTTAAGTATTGAATGAACTAGCTTACTTGCTGTTTTTTGAGCTTGTTGATAATAAAAGCTTGCCCCTTTGGAGTGATGCGCATTGTCAGCCAGGACTTCGGCGTTCCTTTTACATCTCGCACCCCCTGTGCGATTTCAAAGTAACCGCGCTCGATGTATTCCTGATATGGCTCATTTTTGTTGGCCATGATCATCTTCCATTCGCGTAGTTTCTGAAATAAACGTTTCTCACCAATAACAATGCCGTTTTTACAAGCAAGCTTTGCCAGTTCGCGAACAAGCATTGATCTTTCTGATGCCATACAACTCTGTGCAAAGTTGACTAATGGTTCTTGAATTTTCAATGTTTGTTCCAGTTGCTGCCGTTCTTCCTCCTCGCTGATCCATCGCTTTGCCCGGCTAACTGGATCTTCAATCATGTAGGACGGCTGAGTCATTTTTTGCAATTCGGCTTCCATCCGATTAAATTCGGAAATGTATTTTTCTTTGAACAGCGCTGCTTTGGCGCCCGTGTAACCAAAAACTAAAAATGTGAGTCCGTCACGTTTGATTAGATATTTTTTATAAGTGCGGTTTTTATTGTCCTGATATTCAACCTCCGCAAAATTGTGGAGATTAAATTCTTTGCTAGAATCAAGGTTTCTGATATCACGCAAAACCGTGTCATGACGTTTTCCGAAGACTTCTGCGACAGTCAGACTATCTGTTACAACTTGGTCGCCTTCAATAAAAACGAGTTGATTCACGCTGTTGCCTCCTTGCGAAAATACTTTGTATTGTCTTCAATCCAACGGGTGTTACGTTCGATCCACTTGATAAGTAAATGTTTCGGTATTTTCTTACCAACCTCATTGTTAACCGGAAAATCTGGCCGAGCCATTAGCTCAGACATCTTGGTTGGACCGCACCGTAGAACTTTCATAGCTTCTTCCCTTGTAAGAACAGGAGGGAGTTCATTCAGTGAGCCAAGACGTTCAACAAGCATTTCGGTTGCTCTGTCTGCAATCTTTGCAGCGATCTGATCGATGAATTGTTCGTCGTACTGCATAGTGAACATATCTTTAACCTCCTATGCTGTATGTTTTTCACCCTGCAATTCGTGGTGTTGATTATCAAAAAAAATCTGCTGAACAGTTTTTTGGTAATAATCAGCCAATTTAATTTTTATTTCATCCCGGGGAATACGCTTCCCAGTTTCATACATTTGCAAAGCACTTATGCTTATTTCAACTGCTTCAGCTACCTCGCTACGGGACTTTTCGGCTCTTAAACTAAGAAGCCTTTGACCAATGAGCTTTTTATCCAATCAAGTCACCTCCTACACAATGTGTGGTGTTCTTGATTATTATATTAAACCACGCGATTCGTGGTGTCAACACTTTTCGTGGTGTTTTTATAAAAAACACGTACCGTGTGGTATTATCAATACAGGTGATGACTGTGAAATTTAATGAGACTCTAAAAAAATTGAGGCGAGAAAAAAACCTCTCCCAAAAGGAATTAGGAAATAAATTAGGTTTAGCTGAGAGTACGATTGGCATGTATGAACAAGGTAAAAGACAACCTGATTACGAAACGCTTCTAAAAATCGCTGATTTTTTTGAGGTTACTTTAGATTTCCTTTTAGGCAACCCAAAAGATGCTTCAAGTGTCAAAGAAAAAGAGGCCGCTTACAGAATCAGCGATCCAGACTTACAAATCGCCTTTAAAGATGCATCTGACTTTTCAGAAGAAGCACGTAGACAAGCCATTGATTTCATCAAGTATCTGAAAGAGAAAGAAAAAGCAAAAGGTCGAAAAGGTTAATCAATCACCTTATATATTTCTTTGTTTATTATGTTTAAATTCTGTTTACTAATAAGATCAGAACTCTCATCCGAACTAGATCAGAATTCTCATCCGGAAAGATAAATTTCACAAGCTGTTAAACCCTTACGTATTAAGGGTTTAAGCGTCTCCCCTCATCTGGATTCCCTTCCGGATTGGATCAGGATTTTCTTCCGAAATAAATGAGGGGTTTTAAATCGAAGATAACTCGTTTAAATAAAAGATATTCAATATAAAAAGGGGAATTTTGTTTGCGTGATGAGCAGAAAACAATTTCAATCGGAAACTTTACGAAGCTGGAATTGTTAAATAGAGAGAGGCCCTTAAGGGCTTTTCTTTCACCCTAAAAACAGAACGTACATTCCCATTAGGTGGTGCTACTATGACAATCCAGTTATCTCATTTAGAGGAAGAAGTAAAGAAGATTTATACAAAATTGAATATGTTTACTCCAGAAAAGATTGACATGGAACGGATTGCGGCTACTTTTCAGATTTGGATTCACTACGAAAGAAAAGGCAGCAGCATGTTTTGTATAAATGGTCTTTATAGCATGGTGTTGGATTCAAGGACATCTCGTCAGCAGCAATGGGAGGACTTTGTTCATGAACTCGGCCATGTGATTAAACATTGTGGAAACCAATTCAATATGAACCGCTTGTTTCGCCAACTGCAAGAATACCAGGCTAATAGCTTTATGTATCATTTCTGTGTGCCAACATTCATGCTTGAAAAAATTTCGTTGCCGCGCATGCAGTCAGAGGCTATAAAGTTAATAGGTGATACCTTCAACGTAACATATCCTTTTGCTGCAAAACGGCTGGAAATGTACAGAAGGAAACAGTTTTCATTCATGATGTATAAACAACTCTATAAAACTATTCAATAAAAATGAGGTGAGTAAATTGTACTTTGAGGAATTAGTAAAGGGAAAGAAGTGGCTCGCTGTGGGTGACGGTCCAAGAGATCCGGTCACCGGTAAACGCAAACAAATAGCAAGAAGAGGAAAGACCAAAAAAGAGGCAGAAAAAAGAGTCCTTGATGCTATTGCCGCTCTTGTAGAAGATGGCATAGATGAGTCTGTCGTGAAAAAGATGACATTCGAAAAGCTGGCTGCTGATTGGATTCGTGATTATGCACTTACCACTGGCAACAAGAAAGGCACCATTAGGATTAGAACAAAAGAAATTAAAATTCTCAACCGATATATTGCCAAAACAAATATTGCAAAGATCACAACAAGAAAGTACCAAAAAATATTAAATGATCTTACGGAACAAGGCTATGCTCGGAATACAATAAGTGGGGTCCATACTACAGCAGGGCTGATTTTTAAATATGCCATACAACAAAAGCTATTGAAACATAGCCCAACTGAAGGTGCAGTAGTTCCGAAAAAACGTTTAACTGTAGAAGATATCGAAAATAACCCGATTGAAGAAAAGTATTTTGAAAAAGAGGAACTTGAAGAATTCCTTTTGACTGTGAAGGAATTTGGATTAGATATGGATCTTGAAAGATTTTATTTACTCGCTTTTTCCGGAATGCGTTCAGGTGAATTATGTGCCTTAAAATGGACCGATATCAATTTTGAAACCAATGAAATTCGCATAACCAAAACCATATACTCAGAAAATAACAACATGAAAGATTATGAATTGGTCCCACCTAAAACAGCCGGCTCAGTCCGTACAATCGAAGTAGAAGATCAGATCATGGGCATGCTAAAGGAATATCAAATGCGACAGAAAAAAAGAAGGCTTCAGTCCCGCATAAAGCCAGAGGAATACCATGATGGAAATTTTGTTTTTGCGAGAGAAAATGGATATCCATTCCTGCCTAAAAATATAATTGTGCGTATGGAAAGGTTACTCGAGAAAACATCTATTCAGAAGCATGCAACACCCCATATTTTCAGACACACACATATCAGCATGTTGACCGAAGCCCGTGTAGACATTACAACGATCATGAAAAGAGTTGGTCATGATGATATGAAAACCACAATGAGAATTTACACACACGTTACTGAAAAAATGAAAGAGGATGCTTCGCAAAAAGTCCAGAAGACTTTCGGAAACATCCTCAATATCGGGATTTCATGA